TTACTGTGCGGGGACGGCTACTTCTACACGGCGCGGGCGTTCGCCATCACGGCCAGGTACAAGCACCACGACAACACACATGGCACGGCCATTCTGTGTGGTCGGTGTCGCCTTCGCCAACTGGCCGCCCTGTGAGGCAGCAACTTGTTCGCCAACCGCCGCACAATCGCCAGCAGCGGCAATCAGAAGATTAGACTTCTGGGGCGTTGCAAGTGGCAAGGCACCGGCACTGACCGGCAACAGACCAATGCTAACGGCCAGAAGCGCGAAAATTTTGAGAGCAGGGTTCTGTTTCATCATGTCCCTTATATAGCGCCTCTCAGCTGAACGATGCATGAACAATACGCCCTGCTTCTCGACACAAAGGAAATTAAGCTCATAAAATAGCCCCTCTCCCGCCTGCGAGACCGAAGCCATTCTAAACTGTTGTTTTCATGCATAATATTATCTGGAACATCCGTCAACATTCCGAGATCATATCGCTTTTCAAAACTTTGCTATCACGCTTTGTAAAATTATGAAATGCGCGAAGTTGCCCCTATGCGACCAAAAACAGCAATAAGGCCAGCGATAGCGGTCGCAAGTTGCAGGAGTAGATCAGTCAGAGCCCCCGGATCGACCGTATCGCTGATCAGGCCAAATGCACCCGCCAGCGATAAAAACAGCGCGACCAATCCTGCCCAGACTGTGCGAGAAAGATACCAGGGCTTGTCTTCGATCATGAAATTTCCCTTCTGAAGTTTATAGAACATTCGACATATCGAGCACGGTGAAATCACCCATGCCGGTTTTGGCACTCAACATTGCAACGCGGATTTGAAAGTCTGTGGTGCCCAATTCAGCAAGGAGCTCTGTGTTCGGGTAGATCCACGATGCAGTCTGAACTCTTACGCTCCGTACAAGCGTATCGGACTGCCAGACCTCCACCTGATAGGCCTCACGCTCCTCACCGAGTGGAATATCCTCACCCATCCAGCTATCGGCATCTAGCCGGCCGCGCCTGACCCAATGAACGGACAGATCGCCATTGCCAAGCCGCTTGCTCTTGAGATGTACGGGGCTCAGAGGCCTCAGCGCCTGCAAGCCACCTGCGGCTTTCACCGTGTCAAAAAACTCGTCTGAGAATGACTTGCCTGCGGCCCCTATGCGCCAGTTGAGCTCAAGCCCGATTTCAGATGATTGCAGGCCAATGCTCTGCACACCACCGTCAAGCAAGACAAACGGGGTCCCTACCGCCTTCTCGCTCAGGCTTGATATTTCCGTCCCAAGTTGTCCACGCAAAATTCTCGTCAATCGCCATCTGTTTTGTCCGATTTCCTCTGCCTCAAGAAACTGCAAAACTTCCCAGCGACCATCAGGGGATTTCAAAACTGCCGTGTTAGCCCCGTTCAGAATTTGGGCCAATGATCTCGATCCTAATTCGCCCGAATAAAGCACCAGCTCTATCACGCCATGATTGATCAAACGCCCACTCGGAGCACCCTTAAGAGGCGTTGTCAGCTCGCCCATAACAGCGCGTTCACCGATTAAACCGCGCTCTACAAAGCCATCCTCAGAGGGTGACGCGCAGGTCACCACGCCACGCCATGGTTTAGCATGACATGCAACGCGTAACTGACCGGCTGGATCTTCCGCGCTCGGCCAGAGCGGTAAATCAATGAGGTGAAACAGCGGCTTCATATCAGAGACCGGTGTTCCAGGCGGAAGCCGCGGTGTTTCACCATCGTCTCCAAACACGATATTCGGTGCAAGTGCTACGGCCTTAATGGTCCGCACTTCTCCGTCTTCCAAAGAGGACACGACGTAGTTACGGCCGCCGCCCAGCGCATCAAGCCTGACACGATCACCAACATGCAGTGCTGCGCCCGACCACGGTAGCGAGAAACTTGCTGTTCGCCGTTCAGCATAGCGGCGTGCCATCCAGCTTTCTGCAAGGGCAGTTGCCTGCCCCATTTCCATCGATCCGGAAATGCTCAGACTTTCTGTTCCCTGCCCTGTATCGCGGCGCACCGATGCACCCACCACCTGAAAGTCGCGTAGCGGATCATTACAGTATAGTTCGGCAACACAAGGCAGATCGCCCTGATCTTCGAGAACGAAACTCAACGCGTCGCCATCTGATGACTCGACCAGTATATGTGCCACATCAATCGCCGAAGCAGCACGCCCTATACTCCGGAACACGAAACGGCCCGCCTGCTCAAACCCATGCACGCCAAACACGTTCATGAGTGGCTCAAGCACACCACGCGCCGTTGATGGTTCAGAAATCACAAAGCCAGTCATATAGCCATCCGCCGCGCTACAATCCGCTTCAGGCAATCCAAAATCGGCCAGTATGGCCGCTATCAACTCATCAAGCGCAACTCCGCTGATACGCCCATTAAGCCAATGGCCGAGGCGCTAGTTCGGCGTATCTCCCCACACATCGCCTTTCAGCGGAAACTCCGGAAATGGCCGCGTATCCCAGGACCACAAATAAATGCGATCCATGTCCAGCATCGAGCCGCCATAGACAGACGAGACTGCATTATTTTCAGGCCAATGTCTGAAATGTGCCCGGAGGAACCGGTCCATGCCGATATCAGCGCGCGAACCGTTGGAAAAATAGGGTGTCGCATTTTCTGATGATTTCGGGTCGGGGAAGACATTGGGCTGGTTAGGCCCTTTGTCGACCGCCGGGCACCCAAGTTCAGTGAACCAGATTGGCTTGGATTGGGGCGCCCAGGCAGTGGGGCTCGGTGCTTCCGTCCCATTAATGCGATTATAATGCTGATTGCTTCACCACGCGCGAATGTCCTTGTAACGATAGACCCATGGCTTGCCTGCAAGCCCATCGCTGATCGGAGTTCGTACGCGCGCGGCTCGATGTTCATTCGTCGCGTAATACCAATCGAAGCCCTCGCCTGTTTCTATGCTGGCTGTCAGGCCTTCAAGATCGTAAGGCGATTCAAACTCATCAGGATTACCGCCAACAAAATCGCTATCCCGCCAATCGGCAAGCGGCATATAATTGTCGATGCCAATCGCATCTATCGCAGGATGGCACCACAGCGGATCGAGATTGAAAAACAGATCAGCCGTTCCATCCTGAGCCTGATAGCCAAAATATTCAGTCCAGTCGGCGCCGTAGGTTATGCGGCAGGCACTTCCCAGCTTTTGTCGCATTTCAGCGGCAAGCGAACAGAGATGCGTGACAAATGGAAAGTTTTCGCGGCTGTCACGGATACTGGTGAGACCCCGAAGTTCTGAACCAAGCAAAAAGGCATCGACGCCACCGGCCTGCTTTGCCAGATTTGCACAATGATTCAGGAAACGCCTGTAACCCCATGTTCCATTAATGAAAGCCGAGACCTGATTTCCAGCCTCAACCGTCTTATCGGGTGAGCTATCCATTCCAATTGCTGGATGGCAGGTAATGCGCCCGCGCCATGGATAAACGGACTGCCCAACACCGCCATAAGGCGATGGCAACTGATTATCGGCGGGCACGTCCATCATGATGAACGGATAAAGCGTTACCTTAAGGCCGCGCGCTTTGGCATCTCGGATAGCATCGATTACGCTTTGGTCGGAAGGTGTGCCGCCATAAGCAGCGCCTTCACCACTGGTCGAAATAAGATGTGCATCGGCACGCGTGACATTCTCAACTTTCCAGGTCTGGCTCGACGATAAGGAACTTTGATGTGTAACGCCTGGGCGAATGCTGCACGTCCCGGCCCTCAGGTCATTGCCAAACCACGGCAAGACAATTGCCACATGACGGAGGCTCGGGCAAAGCATCTGCAACTCATCCATGGCAACCGTCCAGTCGCTGCGACCGCGCTTTGCATTGCGATTGAGTGTGCGATTTTCACCCGGAAACGGCCGGTCACTGACCGGGCCTGGCGACAGGCCAAATTCGGTGGACCCCGGAATGAGCGCCACAGCACGAACGCCCTGCGCGAGCTTACCGACTGGTCGCATGACCTCGAACTGAAATTGCGGCAGACGATTACCGTACACATCAAGCGGAATACGTTCAAACACGACATAGGCGGTGCCGCGATAAGCAGGCGCATTGCCTGTTCCCTGCTTGGCTTCGATCAGCGGATCGGCCTGTTGTTCCTGCGTGCCCAGATAGATACGCATATCAACTTCGGTGAGATCAAGCTCCTGACCGTCTGCCCAGACCCGGCGTATGCCTGCAATCTCGCCTTCCGCAACCGCATAAGCGGCATTGCCAAAATAGCTATAGGTTGTCACCTTCGGACCACCCTTGCCGCCTTGACGTTCGGTGGTTTTCTTTTCCTCAAACCGCGTTGCCCAGATCAACGTGCCTGAAAGCCGTGCCGTGCCATAGACGAAAGGAAGTGCCGCGCCTTCTTCCGCTGTCGCCATCCGGCCGCTATTGAGGCGCGCGCCCTCCATATGACGGGTCGAGTTGATGATTGCCGTATCGACGGCGTAGCCACCCATTGCACCAAGTCCGGCACCGATGGCCGCCCCGACAGGGCCAAAAATGCCACCGACGGCAGCGCCGACCGCTTGCAGAACGATAGTCGCCATTGCTTACACTTTCAGTTCAGGGAAGATAAAAACTCCGGCAATCCGCTTGCGCCATTGGGGCACCAGTGCAGAAGCCATCACGTGATGACCTTCGTAGGCATGGATAAAGCGGTTCTCCCGCGCCATTATGCCAAGATGCTTTGCCGCAACATCAGCGCGCCAACGAAAGATCAACAAGTCGCCGGGCTGGGGATCACTGCTATTACGCAGTCCCATGTGCCTATTCGCTGCTTCCATAAGCGGATCACCCGATGCAGCCTCTGCCCAGTCCGGGGCGTATATACCGGAATTTTCTGGTTCATTACCGTAAAGGGTCCGCCAGATACCGCGCACCAGCCCGAGACAATCGCAGCTCACACCACGCGTCGAAGCACCATGGCGATAGGGCGTGCCGATCCAACCTTCGGCTTCTGTCAAAATAGCATCTGCGATGATCATGGAACCAGCGCACTCCCATCATATTCGTTCACACCATTGACATAGGCGAAGGCTGCATCGTTGCCGGGCAGATGCGGGAAGCCACGAAAATTTGCGCCGTTTCCGAACTTAGCCTTGCAGGTGGAAAAGCTCTTGTCGCAGCCGGCCACAACGCGAAATGTGTCCCCGGTTTCGACCGGCAGAATAGGCGGCTCGATCAGGCGTAGATTATTACTGCTATGCCCCAGAACACGAATTGCCTTTCCCAGGCTTTTGCCACTTGCCCAGGTCAGAAGACCTTCGGTGAACCAGCCACTCGCAAATCCCTCAAGGCCTGCAACATGCAGTACGGCTCCATCGGCAACAATGACTGATCCAAAACCCGCGAACCGAAGATCGCTTTGGTTCACACCACAGCGTTTATCTCCCAGAACGGCATTGCACTGACGCAATACACGGCGGCCACACACGGCATCGAATGCAGCCGCAGCTCCTTTCAGTTCCATGACAAATCGACCACCCGATCGGCTGATCGCACCAACAGTCCAGCGCCGCAAAAGCATGTACTGTTCGGAGCTAGCCCAATTGACCAGATAGTTTTCGATGATCGCCCCGTCGTAGCGACCCTGCTCAACATCGATATCGCTGATGCGTGTTGAAGACAGAGCGCCTTCGACCTCGCCGCCCGCAACAGAAAGCCCTAGCGTGGTCGTAGCTTCGCTGCTGTTCAGACCGGTCAGTGGTTCGCAGGCAATGCCCATCAGGAACAGAGTACTATCATGGTCTGTGAAACCCAGAACAACACCGTCTGAACGCCTTATAAACCAGGCAAAGCAATGGGTTGTGACTTCGCCCTTCAAATGTGATTCAAGCGCTGCCGGAACAGGGATCATGCCTTGACCTCAATGATCGGAATGGAAGGAATTTCACCTGCCTGAAATGACGCAATGCTGGCCATAAGCCTGTCCGTATCGAAGCGCACCGGCACATCGAACAGAAAACCTGCCATTACGATGGCTCCCTCGGTGGGTATATATTCGGGCATAAACGTCACGTTGCCGGTCGCACTATCGAACGTAAAAGCTTCGCCTTCTGCAAGCCGCACGCCATCGACGCCCATCAACACCGATCCGTTGACGGGTCGCGTAATCGGACGATCGTAAGTTTCATAGCGTTTGATGAGCGGGAAAAGAGCGCGGATACCGTCACCCGATCCAATCTGTTGATCAAATGGCGAGGGTGCCACACTGCCCGCAGCGGATGAGAAGTCGAACGGATCGCGGAAACGAAATGAATGGAGCGAACCGCGTCGAGCTTCAAAGAAGGCAAGCACAGTTTTCAGATCGTCAAGCGAACGCAATCCCGTTCCTGCATCGAAGTGGCGTCGAGAGTGCGCCCAACGCGCGTTACGTTTTTCCATCCCCGACGTGAGCGTGACAATTTCATTGCGCCATTCCGGGCCTCCGGTTGAACCGAAGGAGACGCTGAGTGGAAAACGAACATCGTGAAATGCGCTCATCTCATAACCTCCGAGCGCCGCGACGTACTGCACCTGCCAGCATGGTCGAAAGCTGCGCTTCAGATTTGCGGAAAGACGACGCATCAGGCGAGGACATGTTGAAGACGACCTGCACAGGTTTGCCCGTGTTACCACCCGTGGCAACTCCAAGCCGACCGTCAGCGCCACGCGCGAGTGGGAGAATGGCTTCTGCACCGGCTTCACCAGTTAACCCCAGTGAACCATTGCCCATGCCAAAATAAGTCGGGCTAGAAACCACGCCACCTTTGGCAAATGGCATAATGCCCCGGATGCCTGTCATCACACCCGACATCAATGACGAGCCTAAACTTTGTAATGGCTGAAGCCCGGCAGAAAGTGCCGAACCTGCAAGACTGCTCGCAAGACCGCGCAGCACATCTTCCAGTCCCTTACCGGATACGATTGCGCTTTTGAGTGCTGTACTAAGGTTGGAGCCGAAGCTCGACGACCGCTTCTCAAGATCGGTCAAAGCACGATCGAACGCGCTCGTGTCCGCCTCAACGGAAACGGTTACGGTTTCATCTGTCATGTGATTTACCTGTCGGGAAATGCGTGCATGAGCGCGTCAAGCGTCGCACGCGAGGGGGCATATGCGTTACTCGATACTGGACCGAGGGCCGCTGCTAATTCACGCGGGGTCATTGCCCAGAAGTCTTTTGAGGAAAGCCGCAGCAAACCAAACCCTGCCCGCATCACCTCATCCCATGGAAAAGGCTTCAATGAAGGATCTGATTCAACTGCGGCACTCAAGGGTTTGATGTGGAATCGCTTTCCGGCTTTTCAGCGCTTCCGAATGTTGCAGTCAAAAGGGCTGAAACGATATATGCGAACCCGGCTGCGCCGCCTTCCGCCCGCATTTCTGCAACATCATCGTAACTCACACTATGGCCACCACCGTGCAGGCCTGCGCAAATGATGCGCTGCATATCATGAGCAGCAAGTCGGCCCGTCGAAAAGCGAGCGATGAGGTCTGAGAGATTATCTGCTTCAAAAGCTGCTTCCAGCTCGGCAAGTGCGCCTAGCGTGAGACAGAGCGTCCAGTCGCGGCCGTCAAGTTTCGCCGCAACCTCACCACGATGGCGATTGACCATCATAGCGCCTCTCCGAAAGTAATCAGTCCTGCCGATTCCAGTGCGATCTCGAAGGTGACTTCAGCATCGTGATTGCCGCCATACTCGAGCGCTACGATCTGAAACGCCCCTGTTATGGTGCCAAAATCCGGCAGCACAATCTGCCAGTTGCGGATCTCTCCATTGAAGAACAGACTGCGGATCAGTGTATCCGAAGCTGCATCCTTGAAGATACCTGATCCACTGACCGAAGCGCGCTGCACACCGCTTCCAGCCAGTAGTTGCCGCCATCGACCAGCCGCATCGGCATCCGTCACATCAACGGTTTCGGCATTGAAGGCGATGCGCTTCGTGCGTAAGCCTGCGCAAGTTTCAAACGCAGTTTCACCGGCTGCGATTTTCAGCAAGATATCCTTGCCGCGTTGAGCTGCCATTTATTGATCCTTGATTTGAGTATTTCCAGCAGAGTTAAGGTCGACCTTATTTCTGGAAATGCGTGTTGACTGTGCGACCAGAGCGGTTCTGCATCAGTCTGCTGGTTCAGTCACAGCGCGGTAACGCATGGTGCCAAGATAACCGCCGAACCCATCGGTATTGCGCGCTAACACTTCAGTCAGCATGAGATTCACGACGCGATGACCATCCAGTTCGAGTGGCTCCTCATCTAGCCGTGTGGCAATACGGCCAGCAATATCGAGCACATGTTTGCGGCCCGCCTCGCGCGCCCATATCTGGATGTTGAGAAAATGTTCGCCACCCGGCTCACTTGCTGTGTTCCAGTCCTTGCTCAGCGTTTCACCCAACGTGACATAAGGAAATGGTGTTCTGGGTGGCACATGGTCATAAACGTGTTCGCCACCAAGAGTTTCAACGAGTTCGTTGTCGTTCTTCAATGCTCTGTAGAGGGCTTTCTGCAATGCGCTCGCGCCATTCTTCATTGTGATCCCCGCTTGATTTTTCAGTTTCACGTTGGACAACCGGTCGTGCCGTCGCGATATCCTCACGCACTGCCAGCTGCTTGAAACGGAGCGCGCGTATCAGCCCATTAAAGGTAAGTTTCATGGCAACGTTCATCGCCCCTCCTCCACCGCCAGGCAGATGAGATAGCGCTCGCTTTCATCGGGATCGTGCACTGATCGCAACACAAAGATGCGTCCGCCTTTACGCAAACGCTGATCAGATGAAATGTCCGCGCGATAGCGCACCAGAATTCGATGCGTTATCTCAGGACGTGGGCGAATGCCAAAATCTTTCTGACTGCTCGATATGGGTTCGATATGCCCCCATACAGTCGCGATTTCCGACCATGTTTGATTATAGCCACCCATGCCATCTGCAACCGGATGCATGGCCTCCAGGGCCAACTCGACTGAGAGCTGGCCTGGATCAATAAACAGCACATTGTTCATAGGGATATGTGTCGCCAGCTATCCACCATCTGGCCAACCATCGGCGGAAGTTCTGCCTGCTTGCTGTCAAGGCCAGCGCGGTTCTCATAAAGATGGGCGGTCAAGGTGAGTATCGCCTGCTTGATCGCATCTGGCACTTCGACGCCTGTTTCCCCGAACCCAGCGATGAAATCCACCTCAAGACCACAGAAACATTGCGCGTCAGGATATTGTGCCATGTAGACGCGCTGTGGGCGACGACCATGTTGTAGCATGAATTCCCCGGGTTCCATGCTGATGGCGGTACCATCCGGCTGATAGGCAACCACCGCCGTCACCGCTTTAGCCGGATACTTGAACAACGCCAGACGCCCGGAACGCGGCCAGCGATCCACCCGTAAACGCCAAGTCTGATCGATGAGTGCCAGCCCCGTATCGGCTTCCACAAGCTCACGTGCCGTTTTCACCAGACGACGCAAAATGTCGTCTTCGCTCTCGGTGGAAATCCGCAAAAATGCACGTGCGTCGGCGATCGTCACTGGCTCGAGCGCCGGTGGCGTGACAAGAAACATTGTCATTCATTTTCCCCTTAAAATAACTCTCAAATCAGACAGTTACGCATGACAACCCAGAAAAAGATTCAACGTGTTCGCGAACTGAATCTAGCTGCAAAAATCAGCAGGGTTTTCCCGATATGCGCTGTAAAAAATGACAGCAAACCCGCTGTCATACGAATTAGGCTGCGAACTTCAGAAGCTTGATTGCATCGAAATCCTGTACGCCACCGCCTACACGTTTGGTGGTGTAGAACAGCACATATGGTTTGGCGGAATATGGGTCGCGTAAAACACGAACACCGATACGGTCCACGACCAGATAACCACGCTCGAAATCACCGAAAGCAATTGGTGTGCTGCCGGCAACAATGTCCGGCATATGCTCGGCCTCGACCAGACCAAAGCCCATCAGCGATGCCTTTTCACCAACGGCTGCGGGCGGCTGCCAGAGATAATTTCCGTCCGCATCTTTGAGCTTGCGTAACACGCTCTGGGTCTTGCGGTTCATGACAAAATTCGCGTTCTGACGATAACCCGCCTTCAGCGCGTAGATAAGTTCAATGAGCTTATCGGACGGATCGGAAGTAGGAAGAGCGCCGTCAACGCCGGTTGCGATATGACCAATCTTGCCCCACGCCCAGCTTGCATCTTCCACAGTATCGTAGCTGAGGAAACCCGTCGGCTTGTTCACACCATTTCCTGTGATGAAAGCAGCGCTTTCCTGTTCAGCAAAGGCTGCTTCTACTTCTTCAGCAATCCACTGTTCGACATTGATGGCCCCATCGTCGAGCAGCGATGAAGTTGCTGCTGGCATGGCGTAGATTTCCATCGTCGGGAACTGGAGTTCCGCAAGCTTTGCCGATGCCGTTTGTGGACGCGCATCGGTTTCACCAACCCAGCCCGTTGCAGGGCCACTCACCGAGAACGGCTTTTTCAGGATAGCGCCTGAGACCTGACGTACACTGGATATGCCACGGATCGGCGAAAGCACTGCCAGTCTGCGACCGATTTCTGTTTCGAGTTCCGCCGGAACAAGATAGCCGCCATCAGGACCCAAAGCATAAGAATGCGCTTTCAGTTCAATGCCACGCAGCGTCTGTTCATCGCCGCGACGAACATACCCATCGAAAGCCTGCTTATGTTCGACATTGGCCAAAGGCATATTCTTGCCCATCGCAGGGCGAGCACTTTTCAGCACATATTGATCAAGCGCCTGCTTCTGCTCATCAAGCGAACGGTTGATACGATCAACCTTCTCGCGCAAAAGCACATCAACATCAGCACTTTTTTCGACCTTCTTCAGACGCTCATCGTTTGCATCACGAAAAGCCGAGAATGCTGTCATGAACTCGTCGAAAGCTTCCGACACATCACCGTCATTGCCAAGGTTAGAGCCAAGCGCCTTCGTTTCCACGCTCTTGGTTTCGAGCGGGATTGTATGAATATTTCTCATTTTGGATCCTGTTTAATTAAGAGACATCATGTTGCAGGCGGCGCGCATACGCTGTGCGAGACCTGCGTCGTCTGACTGGATGGCTTCCCGCCCGCCCCTGTCGTGAAAAGCTGCAAGCGCGGCATAGCCTTTTGCTATCACCGTGCGTGCAGCGGAACGGCTCAGCCCCGCATCCCGCGTGAGCCAGCGTTCAAACTGTCTGACAGTTGGCAAATCCGCCTTCAGATTATTAATGCGCGCCTGTGGGAGCATCGGAAACGTAACCACCGAGATTTCCCAGAGATCCGCTTCAACAATGTGGCGCAAGCCGGTGCGTGCATCCTTGCGCGCCTTGACTGTGCGAAAACCGATGGACAGCCCATCAAGCCCGCCAGCGCGCATCAGCTCCAGTGCTTCGCGAGCCCGCGCGACACCTTTGGCAAGCCTGCCCTCGACATAAAGCCCACGTGCATCTTCACTGATAGCCGTCCAAACGCCTATCGGCTCCGCAGCATCGTGTTGCCAGAGCATCCGCACCCCGGAAGACTTTCGGGATGACAGCGACTTCGCAAAAGCACCCTTTTCGATGACGTCATTGCCCAGATCGGCCAGACCAAAGACACTGGCATAGCCTGAGAAGCTGCCGTCAAGTTCAACCTCTTCCAGCGCAAGAGAGGCGCGCTTGGTTTCAAGCCTGAATTCAGGATTTGCCATTCCTGTTCCTCTCAGAAAATGGAATTCCGGGAAGCGATGCCTGCTTGGCACGCTCAGCGAAGCGCTTGAGAATACCCAGCGCAGACCACGCAGCAAGGCTGGCCGCTGTCGATCCCATCAACATCAGTTCCGCGCGTCCAAGCAGAGCCTCGAGCGACAATGTCTCGGCGATTTTCACGCCAGCCGCGCCGCCAAAAACCATGCCGCATATGATGCCCACCGCGAAACGGATTGCAGCCTCACGCTTGCCGTTCGGCAGCATGTAAGCCAGCGAAACTGCAGACCCAGCTACCGCCCCTGCAATTTTTGCGAACCACACCAATGTCGCATCAGAAGTCAGAACGGTTTCGCTCAGATTGCTCATGGCGTTCTCCTTTCTGCACGCGGCTGATAGCCAACCGCATCACGTTTTTCATCATCGCTCAGGAACGAAGCCTCTGAGACGCGCCGCCACAAGGACTCGCGTTCAAGTGACAGCCCCTCAACCCGATCAGCATCATGTTCAAGCCTGAGATCATCGCCAAACAGCGGCCCAAGCCAGCAGCCCAGTGCTTTCGCCGTGCGGTTGATCAGTGGCAACACAGTCAGGCGATAGAAGGCCCGATTGGCTTCGGCATAATTGGCATAGGTATTGTCGCCCGGTATGCCGAGCAGCATTGGTGGCACGCCAAAAGCAAGCGTGATGTCACGGGCGGCACCATTTTTTGCTTCCATGAAATCCATATCCTGCGGACTGTAGCCCATGGCTTTCCAGTCGAGCCCGCCTTCGAGAAGTAACGGTCGTCCTGCGCCTGATGCACCCGTATAGCCTTCCTCCAGTTCAACCTTCAGCCGCTCGAATTGCTCTTCTGTCAGATTTCCGCCGTCTTTCGGCGCATAGACAAGTGCGCCGGAAGGGCGAGCGGAATTATCCAGCAGGGCCTTGTTCCAAGCACCAGCCGCGTTGTGAATATCGAGCGCCATAAGGGCTGCTTCCAGTGGCGGAAAACCGTAATGATCATCCAGCGGATGGAACAATTTGAGGTGCAGCCCGGAAGGAGCTGATCCTAAAAGAGAGACGGTTCTGCTCGAATTCGCGGAACGATAAACCAGCGACTGTGGCCAGCCATCGCTCGACGTTTCAAGCGTTACCCTCTCTGGACGCAACAGATGCAACTCCATTCGGCCGCTTGGCAGATCGACACGTTCTACATAGGCATTGCCGGAGATCAGCAGATGGCCGTAAAGCCTCTCGAAGAAACTACTGCCATCCAATCCTCCCTGCGGCTTTGCTATGAGATCCAGCAATGGATGTATCTCATGTTCCGTGGTGCCTTCATAAAGCAACCAGGGCACGTTGCTTGCAGCTTCCGCGATCAACCTTACGCAACGGTGTGCCACGGGATTGCGCATAAAACCCTCGCGAGCGAGCGATGTATAATCCCGCGCGATCCATGAAGGCCCACGTTCCATATGCAAGGCCACAAAGCCGCTCGCCATTTTCGTCTGTCGCCCGTCATAAGAATGCGAGGGCGCATTCGCGGCACTTCTGCGCCACGGCCAGTTCCACGCCATATATCGGCTCTCCAATTTATCTGAATTTTCAACCAAAGCGGCGAATGCGCGGCTTTCGGTCTGTATGGTGCATCAATTCGCCCAAAGCCCAGACCAGCGCATCGAGACGATCCGGCGAGCGCCCGCTCGATAATCCTTCCGGCGCGAAGTCGCACATCTCATCCTCAAGTGCTGGAAATCGCCCGGCATGCCGCACTCGGTCTTGCTCATAGAGCGCCGCGACGGGTTCAGCGCGCAACCACTTGCCACGAGATGCCCTCCGCATCAGAACCGGTACAGACGCATCTTCGGCCGCAAGAACAGCTGCGACCATCTCGCCCCCCTGATTGACCTCGGCCAAAATCGCATCCGCCTCATAGGTGTGATAGAGCGCAATTGCACGACGCGCCCATTGATGCGGCTTGGCCATGGACATGCTTTCATCAGCAAGCACATGACCAATGCCATGTTCATCAATGCCAGCAACGACGATTCCGCAGGCATCAGACGACTTGCCGGACGAAGCAGGCGGATCAATCGCCACCAGAATACGTACCAGCTCAGGTGCGACCGGCTCAAAACATTGCTCGATCCGCGCCCGCGACCACAAAGCACCCGCGCGTTCTTCTATCAGTTCGCCATCAAGTTCCTGCCGTCCAAGCCGCGTTCCGGCATAACGCTGATTGATGGTCTGCATGAAGCCATCGGCTAGATTTCCAGCATTTTCTGATGTTCGCATGTGTGTCATGGCAACTGAATTGTCAGTCATCAGCGTTTTCAGCAACGGCACCGCTCGGGGCGTCGTCGTCACGACCTGACGCGGAAAATCTCCCAGTCTGAGTCCAAACTGCAACATGTCCCACGTGGCTTGCGGGTTTTTCCATTTCGCCAGTTCATCACACCATGCAGCATCGAACTGAGGACCCCGCAACCCGTCCGGGTCTTCGGAAGAATAGAGCGACGCCACGGCACCATTATCCCAGAGAAGCCGCCGCCGTGTTGTTTCATAGCGTGGCCGACTGGCACGTGAGACGGACAGAATGCCCGACGGACCATCTACCATCACCTCGCGTGCATCGGCGTAGGTCTCGCCGACAAGTGCTATATGACCACACGCTCGCGCAGCAAAAGGCGCAAACCCCAGAGCCATACCAGAGACCCACTCGGCACCGGCCCTTGTCTTGCCGGAACCGCGTCCGCCAAGGATTAGCCAGACCCGCCAGTCACCCGATGGGGGCAATTGCGCATCACGCGCCTGGATCAGCCATTCGCGTTCCGCCGCCAT